TTCTTCTGGTTCTTCCTTTTCTTCTGGTTCTTCCTTTTCTTCTGGTTCTTCCTTTTCTTCTGGTTCTTCCTTTTCTTCTGGTTCTTCCTTTTCTTCTGGTTCTTCCTTTTCTTCTGGTTCTTCTTTTTTCGATGGTTGCATATATTCAACCACATTCGGAATAACAGATCCCAAAGTAAATCCTTGTTCCTCTTTTTCTAATAAATCTAATTCTTGCATTAAATAAACGGGTTTAAGTGTAAAAACCGCGTATCGTTTTAATGATTTCACGTTATCCGTTTGAAGGGGATCGACACTAAATATAAAACAATTTCCTAAAAGTGGATGTTCAATACGATCATCTATGATAGAAAAAGTATCTTCCGAATTATCCAAAATATTCTCATATTTGTTGTCTTCAAATGTGCATCGATATAAAACATGCGGTATCTTGATCATCGTGCCCCATTTGTTTTTAATTTTCATTAATTCAGAAGAATCATAAAACAATTGATATGCTTCTGGGTCAATGGGACCATTCAAAACGGAATGTTTATTCAAGAATTCATCCATAGTAACAAAAACCCCTTTTTCTATTTCAAGATCATTACAATTCAAAATAACATACAATGAATTGTCACTTTTTTTGCTTATTGTAAATCCTTTGTAAATATTTTTCATAAAATCATTCTTTTCTGTTTCTTCTAAAGGTTTGGCAAATTTTAAAAGAAATTTCATACATTCATTTTGAAAAAACACATGTTTTGGCGAAAATTCCTCATCTTCTTCAATATCAATATTGGTAGCACATTTGAAAGTAAACATAGGAAAATTATATTTGCCGTCTTCTTCCACTAACATATATTGCAAAAAGGGTAATGTACATAATTCATTTACCTTGTAGCAGCATATATGTATTTTATATTCTTTCAAAATATCAGGTTCATTGTCACATAAATCAAAAATATAATGTAAATCTTCTTTGTCCTCTAAATAATGATATTCACTGTTGTCATGTTTATCTTCTAAATTTAATTCTTCGCTACTATCGCTATCAATGGACGAATCGTCATCATCGACAACATAATTTGGATCTTTCATTCGAATAGGAGACGCATCATCTTTGAAAAAATCATGTGTAATTTGTTTGATTAAATATTGAGATTGAATATATTGTTCAGACATACTAATATAAATAATATGTAGTTTTTATTGTTTCATTTTTTACCATACCAATACCCATAATTCGATTTTGTTCATTATTCATCTCTAATACTAATACTAATAATATTTAATCTGAAGTAAAAATATTGTTTGTTTTTTGTTGGATCATTTATCGAATAGTTTTATAATTGATTTAAAATATCTGTCGAATGTTTATATGATTAATTTAATAAAATTCAACAAAAGATTATCAAGTGAGCAGAAAATGATAGTAGATAATACTAAAAAATTCTGCGAAACTTATTTGAAACCCAGAGTAATTAATGATTATAAAAATGAAGTTGTTGATAGAGAGATTTTCAAAGAATTTGGAAAGATGGGTATTTTAGGACCAAAAATAAAGGGGTATTCGTGTTTAGGTGAGTCTTATGTTACCTATGGATTGATAGCAAAGGAAATTGAATCAATTGACAGTGGTTATAGATCCATGTTTAGTGTTCAATCGTCTCTTGTAATGAATCCCATAGAAAAATATGCAAATGATGACTTGAAAAACAAATATTTATACAAATTAGCAAGTGGAGATTTCATAGGATGTTTTGGTCTAACTGAACCGGATGCTGGTTCAAATCCAAATGATATGAAAACAGTTGCAATTAAGGAAAAAGACTGTTATATTTTGAATGGTTCTAAGACTTGGATAAGTAATTCACCTATTGCAGATGTCTTCATAATCTGGGCTAAATTAGATGGTAAAGTTCGTGGATTTTTATTAGATAGGGACATGAATGGTATAACAACACCTAAGATCGATGGTAAGTTGTCATTGAGGACATCGGTTACTGGAATGATTTTTCTTGATAATGTAAAGGTACCTCTGCAAAATATATTAAACGCAGAGGGATTAAAAGGACCATTTAGTTGTTTAAACGATGCACGATTAGGTTTTTCATTTGGAGCAATCGGCGCCGCAGAAGATTGTTTATTAAATACAATTGATTATGTTTTAAACCGAAAACAATTTAATACCTTATTGGCAGAAAAACAATTAATACAATATAAACTAGCAGATATGGTAAGTGAATACAATTTAGCTCTACATGCAACTTATTCTGTGGCAGAATCAATGGACGAAAATGATTTTACGCCAGAAATGATATCGTTTGTAAAAAGAAATTCCTGCCAAAAATCTTTGAATATTGCTAGAACATGTAGAGATATATTAGGGGGTAATGGTATTTCCGAAGAATACAACATATTCAGGCATCTTACTAATTTAGAAACAGTAAATACATATGAAGGAACTCATGATATACATTCACTTATACTTGGAAGATATATAACAGGTAAGATAGCATTTTAATATAATATATAGTTTCAGAAATAAAATGAAACAAGTTATGAACAAATTTTAGATCTACACTAACAATATTGACATCATTTGATACTCTTATATTTTTTTTTGTTTAATTTTATAACTAACTATAAAATTGAAAGCACATAAAGGTTTATTGATGAATAATATTAATAATAAGTAGTAATTATTATTTGCTTACGCATTTATCTTAACGACAAAAATGATTAACGAAGGAAATTTGGTTGAAACCATTGAACAGATGGACGACAATATCGATCATTGGAGAGAAACCGATGAAGAACCCGTATATTACAATGATGATGTTTCTGTTTCTACAGTATCCACTCGTGATACAGAAATGAACAAGAACAAAGTAAAGACGCGATTTGGAGTGTCCTATAAGAATGATAAAAATTATTTCAAAATAAAGGGGAATAAAAAGGGCATTCCTAGTATCACCGGATTTAGTACATCTATATTACCGGGGACAACTATTAGGAATGGTGTTACAGGAGCGTTGGAATGTAATTATATCGGAAAACCTATTTATAAGGTAGGAACGCTAGATGAAAATCTATTCTTTAAGGCAAATATTTCGGTAAATGGTATTACAGGAACCCCGAGAATTCTCTTTTACGATAGTCCTGAGCAATATGAAAGACATTTTAAGATAAATTTGTCAATCGATACAAAGAATAAATGGTTGGCCAAGTACAATGAACGAGTACATTTCAATGAAAATAACAAAAAGACGAATGCATATTAGATAAAGTATAAACAAGAATATTTGTATATTTTTTTCATATTTTTGGTATAGAACTATCATTTCTCATTCCAGATTGAATGGAATTGGATATTATAAAAAACACGTTTAATTCCTTTGTACTATAAACGGAATCAATATTAAATATGTTTTCTTTTTTAACATATTTCCCTATTTTTGTAATGTTTTTTCTATTTAAGACATAGAAATGACATCCACCATGAATTACATTTTTTGTATCCGAATCAAATTTGGATAATGTATGATTTCCCGTGAATTTATACATGTTTTCCATTTTACTGACACCCTTATCCAAATGTTTGTCTGTACGAGGCAATAATACTCTTAGCATATCCCAGTCATGATTTTCGTCCAATTCATTTATCATAGTGTTTATTTCATCTATATTTTCTGGTGTAAATATAGCATCATCTTCCAAAATTAATATGTGTTTGTGTTTTCTAGACAATTTTTTGCATTTATGCATTGCCATTGTATGCGACAAATAACACCCTAGTACCCCGATTCCTCTTGGGTATCGGTTCTCATCATGTAAATATTCGTGAATACGTGGAACAACATTTTTCATAGTCAAACATTCTTCTAAAGTTGGTTTTATTCCAACAAATCTTTCATATGGAATCTCATATTCACTTAATAAAGTTTCCATATATGCCTTTTTATTTGGTTTCTCATCTAAATTGATGTAAATTATATAGTCAATCATATATATAATTTACGATTTATTCATTTTTAATATGACGAATCGCTTTCTTCACAATTTTGTATCCCCAAAAAAAATTCAAAAAATTGATGCACAAAATAGAAAATAATACTATTTTTTCATTATAATGTTCATGTTCAAAAATGATTACATATTTATTTTTTATAAAAATAATTGAAATATATGGAAAAACAATATTACGATAAAATATAAAAGTTACCATGAATGCATATTTAATTGCGTCATATGGAAATACTGTTAAATTCAAAAATATACTGCTTGTTTCCATTAATAAAGCAGGATAAAACCAATGGAAATTCTCATTATACATAAATATGAATCCGGTTGCAGAAAACAATATTCCATGTAAAATAAAATCGATCTTTTTTTGGATATAAATGCCATTATACAAATCGTATAAACCGAAAGCACATGAAAATATGGGAAAATATGATAATACAGGGTGTATTTCTTCCTTAGGAGTATTAAATATATTTAACATAAATTCACTATTGTTATATAATAAATAATTCGATACAGTGGATGTAATCGCGTGATGTACTATTGGAACTGTTTGAACCGAATAAATACGCGGGATTGTTATTTCTACATATGAAAAAAATACTAAAGATAATAAGTACAATGGGATTTTGTAATACATTACATTAATAGAACGTTTATTTTTAACTTGTTATTAATTGTAAATGTTTTTGTATTATCCCATCTTTATTTTGACTTTCTCTTCTAATTTCTCTCCATCAATCGTTTTAAAATCGACTAACAATTCTGCAATAATAGTGAGTTGGTCCATATTCTCTTCGATGATCTTTAAAATTGTTTTTAAAGATTCTTTCATCATTTGTTCGATTTCTTTGTCTATTTTTTTCTTCGAACTTTCTGATAATTTACTATGGAAACTTCTGTTTGTACCATTGGAATCATACAAACCAATATTATCTCCCAATCCGTATGTAGCCACATATTCTCTTGCCATTTCATATGCCTGTTTTAAATCATTTGACGCACCCGTAGTAATGTTTAAATCTTCTTGATCATTAAATATCAATTTGTCAGAACAATGCGACGTTTGATTTTTATTCTTAAAAAACAAAATTTCTCCTGCTCTACCGCCCAAACATATAATTATATTTGCCAACATGAACCTTTTTGTAGGAAAATGTACGAATTTTTCTTTGGGTGTAAATAACGTATATCCACCAGCACCTGTATTGTTTGCATTGATAGTGACTCTACGCACATCAAACATTTCACTAAAATATAATGCTCCGATTGTATGTCCGGCCTCATGATATGCAACCATTTCAATATTTTCTTTCGGTCGATTATCCACCTGTTTCGGCAATCCAATGGTTATTTTCTCAAACGCATCTATCAAACATTTTTCTGTTATTCTTGACAATTTATATCGTACAGACAATATACAGGCCTCATTTACTAGATTTGCCAATTGAGCACCTGTAAAACCTGCAGTTAATTCATGTATTATGTTCATGTCTATGTGCGTATCTATGTATTTGTCCTCCAAATGTACATCTAATATTTGTTTTCTTCCAGTTTTATCTGGTATTCCTACCGTGATTTTGCGGTCAAAACGACCATTGCGAACAAGCGCTTTATCTAACATATCTGCACGATTTGTGGCTGCCATGACAATAATTCCTTCGTTTCTGTCAAATCCGTCCATATTTGTCAATAATTGATTGATTGTTTGGTCTTGCTCACTATTGCTCTCGAATCCATTGGAACGCGATCTTCCTACAGCGTCAATCTCATCTATGAAAATAATACATGGTTTATTTTCCTTTGCCCTTTCAAATAATTTACGTATTCTAGATGCTCCTACACCTACATACATTTCAATAAATTGCGAACCATTTGCATATAAAAAATTTACACCTGCCTCATTCGATGTTGCCCTTGCCAACATTGTTTTTCCCGTTCCAGGAGGTCCTTCTAGTAACACTCCTCCTGGTATTTTGGCACCCGCCTTTTTAAATTCTTCCGGATGTTTTAAAAAATCAACCACTTCTTGCAGTTCATGTTTAGCCTCGTCACAACCCGCCACATCATCAAAAACTACTAGGTCGTTGTCTCCGTCGTCCTTCTCTTTTTTGTATATATGAATGTCTATATCGTTTCGATTTGTCAGAATTAAAATGATTTTTATTAACGTTCTTGTAGTATATAACAACATGAACATGTAACTCGCTTTGGCAATATAATGCAATGCCCATATATACCATTCGGGGGATGGATAATAATCTTCGATTAAAAAATTTATTTTGTTTTTTTTAAACAGATTGATTATATCTTCTGTCAATTTGGGGGTCGTCTTAATCATATGTAAATTATTACTTTGAACATATTCTTCTATATTGTTATCTATGACAATAATTCGATTCGTATCCATATAAAACACTCCGCATACAATGTTATTATCAAGGTTTTCAGTTACATCATAGTAATCCCAAATTCCTCCGATTGGAGGTTGGTATATGTATTTTATTTCTTTCTCTATTAATTTATTACAGTTTGACAATTGATATGAACGATTGTTATTCCAATTCCATGCATTTACACCACACAAATATATGACAAATAGAAATCCTAGCATTAATAATATATATTTTAAACCTTTATATACATAATCGAAATATGTTATTAAATTTAGGGGAAAAACTTAAATTATAATCTGAATACTATGTAGTATAGTATGAGCAATAACCCGGGATCTGGACCTCAAAATATTTTATCTGGTATAGAAAATTTATTTAATGTCAATAAAATTATGTATAATATTAAACATAATAATATTTTAAATAAATCTATCCATAGTGGAGTATCAAATATTCCTTATGCGTTTATGGCATTAGTAACAGTGGTTGCAGGAACATTTACTTATGTTACTTACAAAGATTATTCAGGTGAAATTACCGAAAATTTAACAGATACAATCGAATCGATACAATCTTCCGATATGTTTAATAATGAAAGCACACCTTCGAATACAGATGATTTATTCGAACAACAAGAAAATGAAGAACCAGAAGAACCAGAAGAATCAGAAGAACCGGAAGAGAAAGAGAAAGAGAAAGATGAAGAAGCAAAACAACCAGAATCAGAAGAGAAATCAGAAGAGAAATCAGAAGAGAAATCAG